ATGAAACTCAACAAATCTACTGTTGATGCTATTCCATTAACTGAAAAAGGTCAAAAAATATATAGAGATGCAGAACTGATCGGTTTTGCTGTTCGGGTAACTAATAAAAGTAAAACCTATATTGTTGAAAGGAGGCATGAAGGTGAACTATATCGAGTGACAATTGGCAAAACTACCGATATTCCTGCAACAAATGCTCGAGCAAAAGCTCAGATGATTCTGGCGAAAATTTCAAACAATGAATATGAAAAGCCTATCAAATTAAAGAAGGTTGCTAATCCTTTAGATATTACCGTGAATGAAGCTCTTCAAATTTATATTGATAGAAATGACTTTAGACCAAAAACAATTAGGCAGTACCGTAAGTACTTTGATTTATATTTGGGGTGGGGCAACAAAAAGCTTTTCCAGATATCTAAGCAAGAAGTACTGGATCGATTTATTGAGGTATCAGAAGTAAGTGAGTCTTCAGCAAATGGTGCTGTATCTCTTTTAGGTACCTTATGGAAGTATATTCATGTTCTTTATTCAACAGATGAGAACCCGATTCTTAAAAGTAATCCAGTTGACATTATTTCCGTAACAAGAGGTTGGAATAAAATAGCAAGTAGGGATAGACATCTCCATAAAGACATCATTCACAAATATTACAATGCAGTGCTTCATTATGAAGATGAGTTAAATCTGGAAAATACTGCTAGGTCAAACACGCATCGGGATATCGTATTGATGTGCATGTATACGGGATGCCGTAAACAGGAGGCATGTTGTCTAAAGTGGTCTGATGTAGATATTAAAAATGGTACCTTAACTTTTAGAGATACCAAAAATGGTTCAGATCATACTTTTCCTATTGGTGATCATCTACACAGTATTTTGCGTGAACGTTGGTTATTAAGAGAAAACGATTGGGTTTTCCCAGCTACTAAAATGCCTACTTCGTGGAATATGCATGCAACTAAGGTAGATACATTATTGAATAGAGTGGGTAAGGAAGTTGACTATTACGTTTCAATGCATGATTTCCGTCGTACATTTGCCACTATATGCAACCTTTTAAGATTTAATATTTATGTGACAAAAAGACTTCTTAATCACACGGCTAAACCAAGAATTGATGTGACAGGTGGTTATGTTCAAATTCCAGATGAGGAATTAAGAGCTTCGATGAATATGATTGAGGCGGTTTATCAAGGAAAGATTGATTGCTTCAACTACCAATCTGTTTGGACAGAAAGATTAAAAGAAATAAAGGCGGTTTAACCGCCTTAAACTGTTGCAAGCTGTGCTGTATTAAGCACAGTCTTGCTTTGCTCATACTTCAAAACGTCTTTCTTTTTATATGAAACACGTCTCCCAATTTTCGAAAAAGGCAGTGATGATTGATCACAACGCATTCTAGCTAATGTCCAAGGCGAGCAATCTAAATAAAGTGCTACAACCTCTTGAGGAAACTTCTGTTCTTCATTAGCCATTATGAAGCGATCCAAATATTCTTGTTGCTCTGCATCAGATAGATTTCTCAGATCTTTTAACATTTACTCCTCCTTTCTTTCCGCTTTAACTTTTTTTGCAAACAACGCTTCTGCACCATCTTCCGTAAACCCAATATCTATTAAGAAAAAGCCGTGCGGTGCGATTGGATTCCATTTAGATAGGTCCGAGGAGTCCATAATTTCCAAAAAAAGATCATCAGAAACACTCCCTTCTAAATAAAGTCGAACGGTGACAATATTGAAATACTGCTTAAGTTGATCCCATTCGCTTTGGCTCAACCATTCTTGCTCAGCATGATTGTCATCCAAATATTTCAGATATTCAGGATGCACCCAACAACCCATTTCATCCCTGACGATCTCAGTTGGTTTTAATTGATTAATCATCCCTCAGCTCCCAATTCGCTATTACATTTATTAAAGTGAAGTCTTAGGATTTCCGTTCCCACCTCATATTTAGTAAATTCATCGTTTTTGTGATGATCCTCGCTTACTACGGCATCAACTGTGTAATCCGCAGATGCAATAACAACCCCGTAGCAAAGTTCATAAAATTCACCATCCTCAGCAACATGATGGCCATCTGCGACTTTATCTCTATACCACTCAAGGCTAGCCTCTGCTTCTTTTTGAGCTTCTTCTAATGAGTCGTGATATTTAAAGCCATCACCATTAAAATCATGGCTAAAGTATTTTTGCGATGGTACCGCCTGAACTTTTTCGCTCATGAAACTAACGGCTTTTTTCCACATTGCCCAACCACTATTTACACGATGGTAAATATCAAAAAGGTCTTCTTCACTTAGATCAGTTTTGACACCTTCAGCAATATCAAAACAGCCGCCATTCATATCAAATTCGAGTACATCTAAATGTTCGGGAATCCAATATTTTTCTTTAAAAATAGGCAATTGCTCAGCCCAAAATGCTTGTTTAGTTTTTAAATCAACCATTACCTAAGCCCTCAAATATTCTTCTTTAGTCCACTCAACAAATTCTTTATAAAGTTGTTGTGCTGGTTTATTTAACCGGTTGTGATAGTCGATCGTTATGCGGCGCCAAGCGACTGGTACCGCATAATGCTTGGTTAGAAACATCGCTTGATCCATGCCTTGCCGGACTATTACGTAGCCCAGCAATTGCAAGTAGTACATAAAACCAAGCATGTGTTTTTGGCTCACTTTCTTGTACTGATCCTTCATATTAGAAACCGTCTCCTAATAGATACTCAGGCTCAGCTTCTGGTTGAGTAGGTGTAGGATTCTCTAATTCAAAGCGGCGTTTCTTAACAAAATCCATGAGTCTTGATTGAATCTGTGGATCTCGTGCGGCCACATCTATTTCCAAAGCATCTAATGTTGTGAGGTCGGGCGAGTTTTGGATCTGGACCATTAGTGAAGGTGGTTCAGTTGCTTGCGCCTTAGATTTTTCTAGCTCTTCAAGACGTTTGTGAGTTGCAAGTAGCAAAGGCTCCATTTGTTTATCAGACCAAGTGCGTGTGTAACGATAAACGGCATTTACTTCTTCTGGCGTTTTTGACTCTTTAACATGCTGGAGAAGGGTATCTAATGTCTTCTGATATTCTGGATCTGATTCAAGTTCATTGGATACTGGAGTTAGTAGATCCTCGGAAGCTGTAACATTAGTTTGTTCTGTAATAACAATCGTTGACTTATTATTGGTGGGAAAAACTTCAGAAGGTATTACTTTAGCTGGTGTCTCAGCTTTTGATTTTTTACCACGCTGTTTTTTTGGTTCCTCACCTAGGCGAATAACACTTAAATCGTCACTAACTTCAAAACCTAACGCTTTAGATAGCGCTTTTAATTGAAGCTTGGCGTTTTCGGCATCACGCTGAACAAAGCCACTATTAATAGATTCAATTAATGCAGGGGTTTTAAAATTAACTACATAAATCGCAGGTAAATATGTAGTGAGTACAAAAACTTCCTGACCCTCTTCATATTCTTCAATAGTCAATGGTTTTGTGAATGTAATGCCAGCCAGTTCAATAGTTTCGACTTTGATGCAGAATTCAAAACCCGGTTTACCAAACACAGAGGCGGGGAATTGATCTAAGTCAGAAAAGTCCAACATGTCTCCAATAGGACGACAAAGAACAGTTTTACCTTTTTGAAGAGCTGCAAATGCTTCAGCTGCAGTAATTAGATTATTCATGCTGACCATCCTTCCATATCTGATTTAGCTGTACAGGCGTTTAAAATGTTTTGTTCATACTTAGTGCCCTTGAAGTAATTAGCTGGGTAATCTAAGTCGCTTACACGAATAGCTGCCTCGATGTGTTTCAAAGCGAGCTGATACTCATTTTCTAGAGTCTGTTCTTGCTGCTTAATGAGTTGCTGCTCGTTTTCTTGTTGAGCAAGTTGGTTACGTTGAATGATTTTTTTAATGCTTTCACAAGTCTCTTCATAAATTTGCTGTTTCACATCATGCAGGCTATTAAGTCCACGTTTTGCACAGTAATTTGCAATATCAATTCCTGCTTGATTCATGAGGTGTTCAAGCTCTAAATACTGATTTCCATTGATACAGGCATTTGCAGATCCAGAAAGCAACCATTGCTTGAGCAAAACACCATCTTGCTCGCCTAGCTGGCGAGGATCTAGAAATAGTCGAGAACGGTCTTTAGTTGCGACAGCAATATTGTCATGTGTTAAATCAAGAACAGTCGTAAATTCATATTCAATCCCATCACGCTGTTCTGCTTTCATTCCAACTTTTTCGACTTTCTTTTTGCCGTTATCGTTGGTTTGAATGGTTTCCATTTTTGAACGCATGGTCACGATGATATTGATACTTGATTGCAGCATTGCATCAATAAATTTACGGTGGCGTGGAGTTACTTGGCTCCATGCGCCCCAAGAATTACCTTTGAATGTGGAAGAGGTTAATTGGTCAACAATTTCTAAACACCCACCTACACCTGACCATTCATGAGTGATGCTGTCTAAAATTAAGGTATCAAAATTAGCTTTTTCAGCAGCTTTGATGACTTCAATAAACTTTTCAGGAGTGTAAGGAGGTTGAATATTGGCGTGTTCAAATTCCACCAAATCTTCATATAGTTCAGCACTACTATTTTCAGTATCCGCAACAGCAATACGGCCTCCGATACCTTTAGCCAATACTAATGCCGTGAACGTTTTACCTGATCCAGTAGGCCCAGCAAGAGCTAAGCGCAATTTCGCATTTTTGCGTTCTGCCTTTTTGAAGAAAACTGTCATTTTTCTTATCCTTATCTTGAACCAGTGAAACCGCGTTTTTGCTTATATGCTTTGCGATCATAAGTAGGGATATTTGTTTCACGCAGTTTTATAGCGAGCTGCTTTCTGCGTTGAAAATCGATTTCTTGTGTGAGTTCATTCCAAACTTTTGGATAGTCGGTTTTGAACTTTTCAACGTCCAAAGGTGTCTTAACTTCACCCTTAACTTGGTAAAGAACTGAGCCATTAGCATTAGATGCGTACACTTGCCAGCCGATGCGAACTGAGTAGAGGCTTGTTGAACGGTCAAGACCTAAAAATGACTTATAACCATCTGGGTGTTTTTTGTAATTAGACATGTTTAGCCTCCTCACATTCACATGTGCCAACAAGGGCATAGGTGAGCGGGCTTGGCGCATCAACAGGTGAGACATCCTTAATATTTAAAGGAATAAGTTCTTTGCGATATTTAACTAAAACAACATCTCCTTCACGGCAATCGACAATTCCTTCCTTAGTCGAAAAACGAGCGGATTTAGATGCTTGAGTAGTTTTGCAAAAAGAAACCGTATCACCAGCTTTGATTGCTGAGCGATCAACAGGAATCATCTTGTTGCAAGTAGGGCAGTTGTAATCTTTCATTAGGCTGCCTCCAACCATTTATTACGGTCGATGTAGCCAACCAATAAAATATTTATGTTTTTATGGTCGTCATGATTGGTGAAATCATTCCAAGGCTTGCCGCTTAAGTCTGTTACCGACTCAATGGCCAAGTTGGTAATTTCAGCTGCTGTAAAATCTGAACCAGCTACACCGTAGCTATCTGCTACGCCGTCAAAATCAAAGCTTACGTTTAATTTAAAGCCGTCAATGCGGATAACGCCTTCACCGGATTTTTCACCTGTTTTCTTAACAGCTAGAAGTTCATATTCAGAAGCAACTACTTGCTCGCTTTCATATGAATAATTAGAAGGGACGCTTGAATTAGCAGTTCGATATTCACAAGAACTTAAGGCTACAAGTACAGCAATTGCTGTAACTCCAGTTACCTTGTGCTTGTTTGAAAAGGTTTTTACGTTCATAATTGACCTCGTCTAAGTGGAAAGCCCTGATTGCCGTGGAAAGTTGTCAGGGCTTTTTGCTATCAATGAGGAAAATATACCTAAATGGTGTAAGTGTGTAAACACCAAACTGGTGTAAAATTTAAAAATAATTTCTAAGATGGTGTAATTTATATTGTTATTTATTTGTTTAAGACATAAAAAAACCCGCATAAGCGGGTATAGAAGTAAATAAAAATTAAAATGGTATGGTGTGATTTACATGAAATACCTGCCCGACAACATGGAAAGCTTCATTCTTAATTTGTTCCGCGGTTAGTATTTCGTCCGGATATTCATCTTTATTTGTATTTGTGCTCACCAACCTGACACCACCATTTGGAGCTTTAAAAAGTTTTTTAATTTTGAACAGACCACCGTGGCACACAGCAAAAATGCCTTCATCTTTAATCTCAGTTCTGCTGACATCACAAAAAACTTCAGCTCTATGAGGAATTAACGGAGACATTGAGTGTCCCTCTGAAAGAAAAGAACGCACACAAGATGGATCAATTTGTCTTTCTCTTAACTTACATCTATCAATCTTAATCGTTGACACTTCATACTCATTTGCATCATTGAACATGCCTGGTCCACATGATGCGTAAACATTTGGATAAAAAGGTACAGATACCACATCTGAATCATCAGGTGTATTTTTATCTGACACAGCATTAGTTTGCAAAGTGTATTTTTCTATTAACTCATGATCTGTATCAATATATGAAGGTTCAACGCCGAAAACTTCAGCAATTCTTCCTGCTACTTCGTCACCAATCCCTTTACTTGGATTTTTGCCAATATATGAACTAAGTAGGGAATATCCCATATTAAGTTTATCTGCTAAATCCTTACGCTCTAAACCATTTCTCTTCATTAAGTTCAATGTGTTTTTACGTCTTACGATTGATATGGGACTTAAAGATTTCATTGAGTGATCTCAGTATTACCTTTCGGGTTTAGTGTAATAACACCAATCAGGTGTAGAAATAAATAACCAAACCTCTTGCATTGAATTACACCAATAAGGTATATTTAATTTTAGATAAACAACCAAAATGGTGTAAATGTGTTTAACCTATACAAATGGTGGCGCAGTTTGTCACATGAACAAAGAAAAAATTTTTGTCTCAAGGCAAACGTTGGTTATCGATATATGGATAACCATTTAGTTCATCGCAACAAAAATCCAAGTATCAAAACAGTTGATTCAATTGTTCGTAACTCGAACGGTGAAATCACCCATAAAGATCTAATTGAATTTTTTCTAACTGAAGAACAAAACCCTGCCTGACAAATATCTCACTTTCAACTTGTTCAGTAAATGTGAAGAAAATGAAGGATTTCACAATGGAAGAGATGACATTAAGCCGAGATGCACAAATAGCACTCTGGCAAATGGTAAACAAAACACCTAATTGCACAGCTAAGGAAATTGCTCAAGCAATAGGGGATTCACATAACACTGTTTGCAATTATGGCAACCAGAATATGCCGAGTTATTTGCCAAGTATGAAAAAGCTTGAAGCAATGATCTTTTTTACTCAAAACCCAGCGCTACTCAAAGTTTGGGCACATGAGTTGGGCTTTGCATTGGTTCCAGTCGGTTGCAACAGTTCAAAACATCATGAGTTATCAATTTTTGAAGCCATGATGCAGCACAACATTAAAAACGGTAAAGCAAACCGTGTCGTATATGACGCATATGAAGACGGAGTAATTACACCGATGGAATATGAAGAAATTCATCAACTGACACAGAACTTAATTGAGCTCATCACAGCAGTTGATCAGGCAGCTTTAAAGCAAATGAAGAAATGCACAGCACAGTTAGGAAATGAAAAAGCCTGATCTGGTCCATCAGGCTAGTCAATTCAATTACTTGCTAGAGGAATCGAATATGCAAACTAATTTATCAAATCAACAGCAAATAATCCATAGCTGGTTTGAGCCAGCGCTTCATACACTCGGAGCATTAATTAAAAAATGTGAAGAGAACTTAGAGCGCATTAAAGCAGACACTAAAAATGCGGCAGTTAAACGTGAAGAGTTTAAAGAGGCTTTGGCTCGTCAACATCGTATTACTTATATGCATGCTGAAGAAATTATCAAAAGTTTGGGTCGTGCTGGTCGTATCCGCTTCTTAGGAAGTACTTACATTCAATTAAAAGCTGAGGAGTCTAAATGAATGAGTTGGCTCTTTTCGCAGGCGCTGGTGGCGGAGTACTCGCATCTTATCTCTTGGGATGGCAAACAGTGTGCGCAGTTGAACGTGATGCCTACGCAGCACAAGTTCTGGCGCAACGACAGAATGATGGAATTCTCGAAGCTTTCCCAATTTGGTCTGACATTACAACTTTTGACGGAAAACCATGGCAAGGAATTGTTGACGTTATATCTGGCGGCTTTCCGTGCCAAGACATCTCATCCGCAGGAAAAGGGGCAGGTATCGAAGGTGAGCGTTCCGGGCTTTGGTCAGAAATGGCACGAATTATCGGTGAAGTACGACCTAGATACGTGTTCGTGGAAAACTCACCAATGCTTGTTTCCAGAGGACTTACAAGAGTCATCAGTGACCTTGCCAAAATGGGGTATGACGCGCAATGGGCACGTTTTTCAGCATCTAACTTTGGAGCGCCCCATATCCGTGACCGAATCTGGATTGTTGCCTACGCCAGATGCCAGCGAGGGGAAACGGGGGCCAGCCAAACATTACGATCCAAAAGGGAAATCCCAAAGTGGAAGAACCCTAACTACATGGGTAGCAACATTTCCAACACCCAAAGCATCGGATGCCAAACGAATAGATTGTCCATCAGAGCGCAACAGGAAAAGTCCTTGTCTGGAATCAACGGTAAAGATGTGGCCAACCCCAAAAGCATCGGATTGGAACAAGCGAGGCAATGTAAGCCCTCATCCGAGAAATGGTTTACCAGGTGCGGTAATGAACTTTCCGACACCAACTGCGAGCGATGCAAACAAGTGGAGCAACGAGTCCTTAGCCGAACGCAAAGCAAAGGGCCGACAGATTCGTCTCAACACAGCAGTTTCGCCAGAGGGTGGGAATGGTGGGCGATTGAACCCGAATTGGGTCGAGTGGCTGATGGGGTGGCCAATCGGGTGGACCGACTTAAAGCCATTGGAAATGGACAAGTTTCAATCGTGGCTAAATGCGCATTTGAATATTTAGGGGGAACTAATGAGTAATTTTGTACCCAATGCTTTCCAAGTTCCTAATGCATTTGTTGACGAGGTTTTAAATAAAATCTCTGATGCTGCATGCAAAATTTACTTGGTTATTTGCCGTAAAACTCGTGGTTGGAATAAGGAGATGGATTCCATCTCTTTAAGTCAATTTGAGGAAATTACAGGGAAGAGTAGACCGACAGTTGTTAAGTGCCTTAATGAGCTAATTAAGGTCGGTTTAGTCGTGGAACAACCTAGCACAATTCATGGAAATACTTTCAAATTAGGTAACGATACTAGTATTGGAATGGTCCTTAAATTCCCTAGTAAAAAATTTTTACTACCTAAAATTTATGGTCAAACTAGTAAAAATTCTTTACCACTGCTAGTTAAAAATTTTAACTACACTAGTAAAAATTTTTTACCGCTACTAGTAAAAATTTTTAACACACAAAGTATCACTATCAAAAACAACTCTCAAAGTAATAAAAAAAAAAATAAAAAAAGAGAGCCTGTTTCTGAAAAAACTAAATCAGAAAAACCAACTGTATTTAATCCACGTTTAGTTGAACTACCAGCATGTGTAGATCCAGAGCTGTGGAACAATTTTGTTGATATGCGTATCAGCATCAAAAAACCACTTTCTGAAAATGCAGTAAAGCTAATCCTTAAAAAACTTATCTCGTTTGGCCCTTTGGCTAACCAATCACTTGAGAACTCAATTATCGGAAATTACCAAGGTGTGTTTGAACCACGACAAAACCAGATTCAGGAAAACACACATTCTCACAACGTTCCTGAAGAACCGGGTTATTTCACTCAAATGTACGCTGAAAGCAACCGTTCAAACGTGATTGACGTTACACCAGTGTCACATGATTTTGGAGGCTATTAATCATGAATGAATTAGCACCATTTGAAAGTTTTTTGAAAGAACTGGTTACGGCTTACAGAACTAAATACGCGGTTCAGTTCAATAAGAATTTTCCAGTAGAAGGGAAAAATGCCGTTCCAATGCAAATCGTTGAACAGCAGCTTGCTAAAGCATTGGTTGGGGTTACACCTAACCAACTTCAAAGAGGCTTAGCGCTATTTTACGCAAGTACAAATACCTACATGCCTAACTTCGCTGAATTCCGTGCTATGTGCATGGGTGACGATTGGTGGAGCGCCGAGAAGGCTTGGGTTAAGGCTTGTGAATACACTCAGATCTCTCAACACAAAAAAGTGAAATTGCCAGACGGAAGAGAGCAGAACCAAGAAATTACAACCCTGACCAAATTTGTTTTAGACCAAGTTTATTCACTAATCCAAGACGGTGAAATGTACAAAGCCAAAATGGAATTTATCAAGATTTATGATGAATACAAGGCTGAAGCACAACTGAAAGGAAAAACCCAAGCTTGGTACCAAGAACCAATTTTATTAGCTCAGAAAACTGAGCAAAAAGTGCATATTCCAGTTTCAAATGATGAAGCGCAAAAGCATCTCCAATCATTGATGGAACGTTTAAAAATCAATGGTCGTAAACCTGTACCAGTACAAAAGCTTAAGGCTAAGGAAAAAGAACCTGAGCTTACACAAGAGTTAGGACCAGATCCTTTCGATAATCCATATGAATATGCAGAGATGTGCCGTCGAGAAGGTATGCCTATTCCTCGAAATATTCTTAAGTTAATTGAAGGGGCGAATGTATGAAAGCATCCAAATTAATTAGAGATAAAGGGCTGCAATACGCGAAGGAAATCGTAGATTCAGCACCTTCTAACGCAACTGAGTGGAATGAAGGTTTCGAGTTCCAATGTGGTCAAAGTGTAGAGATTAGCAAGGCTGACCGAGAAAAATATTTTGTAGACCTTTCTGAACTCAAGCGTCTGGTGAAGTCAGTTGAAATTATTAATCAGGCTGGTGGTTATGAGGTTGTAAAAACTGCCATTTCTAACTATCGAGCTTCTGGTGACATGGTCACATTCTCAAGTTTAGAAAAGCGTTTGAAAGACCACGAATCAATATACGGAGGAGGGGAATGAAGCTAACTAAACGTCAACGTGCCGAGCTTAAGCAGAAGTTTGGTGGCCATTGTGCTTATTGCGGTGAGTTGTTAGGTGATAAGTGGCATGCAGACCATATCGAAGCTGTTAAACGGGAATTGATTCATGTTGGTGGTGGCAAGTTGATTACTGGAGAAATGACTAGACCGCAAAACGACACGTTAGAAAACATGAATCCGGCGTGTGTTCCTTGCAATACAAACAAGTCGTCTATGCCTTTGGAAGGGTGGCGGAGGATGCTCACACATTATCGAGATGTTCAGTTATTGCGTGATAGCACCCATGCCCGCCATTTACTTCGCTTTGGTTTGATTGAAATCAAGTCTGATCCTGTGAAGTTCTATTTTGAGTCTTATGAGGTGAAGCATGGATAAGAATGCAATACAAGAACAATTCGAAGTAATTGCAACTCAGAACGGCTGGAATATTAATAAATATCCTGCTGGTTGGGACAGTCATAGTGATGATGAGTATGTTGATGAGTTGGTAAATGGTGCTTGGTGGGTTTTTCAGCATCAACAAGCGAAAGTAGAGGAGCTGCAAAAGCGTTTAGATGGGGCATTAAAAGAGACTCAATATGCTTTGCAGTATGTTGAAGATGATATGCGTGGTAATCATGAGTTTCTAAAAATGGCGATGATTCGTGTATTTAAGGATTTAGAGCAAGCGCTCAAGGGCGGGGCTTAATGTCATCAATGAGCCTTGCTGAATATCATGAATTATTTCCTATTCAGAAAAATAAAAAGCGCCGTTCAGCAAAGCAAGCACGAGAACCAAGTGTAGGGGAAGTTTTATTAGCAACGCATTTAAGAGCATGCAAGATTGGTTTTGAACAGGAATATAAGTTCCATCCTGAACGTAAATGGAGAGCAGATTTTTTAATAACGGGTACAAAGATTTTGATTGAAGTAGAAGGCGGGATCTGGAGCGGAGGCCGTCACACAAGAGGTAAAGGTTACTTAGGAGATATGGAGAAATACAACTCCGCAGCAATGATGGGTTTTACAGTTTTACGGTTCAGCACAGAACAAGTTAAGTCCGGTATGGCATTAAAGCAAATTGAATTATTAATTAAGGGTAAATAGGAAGGCGATTATGTTAGTTGAAAAGTTTGATTTTATTGAGTTACTTCGCCTTGCTATCGCTCAAAGCGAAGGCAAAGGGAAAATTACTAAGCATGTTGTTTTGGGAGAAATTGCTTTATTGCCTGCAGGCGCAAAAAAATGGGCAGAATTACTGCTTGAACGTGTTGATTTTGAGCGGATAGCAGAAATCACAGAAACAAAGAAAATTTATGAGACTAGGATAATTAATGGTAAGCAATCAAAAAAGCGTATTGGTGAAATACCGGGTAAAGTTGAAATAAAAAAAGGGGAGATTAACTCAGCTGATTTTTTCCGCGTTAGAAACGTACTGGCGGGTAAGATCCATCGTGAAATGATCAAAAAGAACTTTAAGCCAAATAATTGTCAGGGCGATTTATCGAATGTGGCCAAAGGTATTGCTGAGGTTGTTTTGCGTGGGCGATTATTTACAAAGGCAATGTGTGGCCATTGCCAGGGATTAGGCAAATTGGAGTTATTTAATGAAAAGGGATATCCAAACGGATCTAAGTTTTGTGATAAATGCGGTGGTACGGGGAAACGCCCATATACATTGCATGAAAAAATTACTATCGCAAAATTAAAAGTATCTAAATCTGGATACTCTGAACGCTATGAACCATACGAGTTAATTGCTGAAGCTTGTATAGAGAATTGGGAAAATAGTATTAGAACAAGCTTGGCTAGATCGTTTCATTTTGAGCCAGAAGAAATCACCCTTGCTTGACATAAACAGAACGGTTGAGTATAAGTATTTCTAAAATGGGCGCTTTATACATGGATCGCCTGAAAAACTTAATAGAAGCTCACTAATATTAGTGGGCTTTTTGCGTATCTGGAGCACTGGAAATGGTAAATACCTGGCATGCTGATCAAGAAAAACCAGAATTACGGCCAGATGAAAAACCTTTAAATTGCCCATTTTGTGGATCTGATTCAATTTGTACAGATTCTTCACATTATGGAAAACCAAATGAAGACGGCTCTATAGCATGGGATGCTTTCACATGGTGTCATGATTGTGGATCAAAAGGCCCTAGTGCCTGGGCGATGATTGCATGGGATGATGATTTTCATCACGAGAATGTTTATAGCGAAAGATCCATTGTTAATTACGCAATCTGCCAATGGAATAAACGCGCATAGGGTTTTTATCTTATGAGAGGTGTTTTATAAGCACGCCTCTCTTTTTAGCCGAACGGATTACGGCATTTGAAGCCCCGCTACATACTAGTTATTGGCGGGGCTTTTTCTTTTAAGAATGTATTTTACTAGGTTGTTTGGATAATACTGGTAATAATGAATTTACTATAGCGAATTCAATAACTTAAGCTGTTTTTGTGTTGAGATTATAAGCTGATTAGCTTAAGATCTGTATAAATACCAAACATTAGGTTAAAGCTTGTGAATCAAATTTTTGAAAATATCCGACTAAAACGACCAGAGCTAAGTAAAAGTGACAAAGCAAAAGTTGAGCAATTAGCAGATAGAGTACTGGGGCAAATATCTCCTCATCTGAATGACTTAGGATTAAGAGAAATCTCAGATTGCTTTCTGCTAAACGAAAAGCCGGTATTGAAATTCTGTGCGCTGTTAGAAGTTGAGCGAATAGTTAAACAATATGATTTTGATATGGAATTATGGGTTGATGAGAAGACTCAGATTCCAACGCTCAATTATCTAGTAAGAAGAAAGAAATTTTAATCAAAGAAAAATTTAAAAGCCCCACCAATAGGTGGGTTTTTTTATTGCCAATTTGGAGCATCTATGACTGATATTCAAAAAAACATAAATGAGATTAGACAGCTCCAAACAGAGCTAAATCACACAGGCAGTTGCACAACCAAAGGCCTAACAGAAGAAGAGATCGCTCGCTTAGATGAGCGATTTTTTTTGGCCATAGCGAAGCAAAACAAATTAATTGCCCGGCTCAACAATAAGCCAGAGGGTTTTCTATGAAAAGACCAGAGCCACCAGAGCGCTTACTTAAATTAGATCCTAATTATGACAGCGTAGACTTTGAGCCTTCAAAAGAACTTGAGAACTGGATTTGGGATACATTCATTGATTCAAACTCACCATTGCATAATCCTGATCACGACCATTTAACTTATTTTGGTAGTCGTTTTTTTAAAGTGTTATGGGCATCAACTGCATTTATAAAAGCTGGTCAAGTTGTATTGGGGCAAACTGAGAGGGTTATGTTTCGTGCAGGGGGATGGCAAAAGATGCGCCAAGAAAGACAAATGATAAATTGGTTTGGCTATATTCCTGAATACATAATCACTATAGATGCTCGCTATGCATCTGAATGCAGTGATATAGATTTTTGTGCTCTTATTGAACATGAACTTTATCACATAGGTGTAAAGCGTACAGATGAGGGCGATATGATCTTGAGCCCAATTACAGGAATGCCAAAGCATTATTTAAGGGGCCATGATGTTGAAGAATTTCATGGTGTAGTTGGTAGATATGGCGCAAATGACGCCGTACAACAAATGGTGGATTTAGCTAATGCAGGTCCGACAATTTCAAAAGCAAAAATTGCACATGCATGTGGTACTTGTCTTCTGAAACTGGCTTAATTTTTTTGCCTGTTTACGTTGACGTACGTTGACAGGAAGAGGTTTATGGCAGCACTTAAAAAAGAGATAAAACTCTATATAGTACGGTCACTTGCAATGTTTAACACCCCTCAAGAGACGGTAGATCTCGTCAACGAAGAATTTAAGGTGAAAATCTCACGCCAACAGTGTGAAAGGTATGACCCTACAAAACGGGCAGGTAAGGATCTGAGTAAGGAATTGAAAGATGAGTTTGAACATACTCGTAAAGAGTTTTTAGAAAAGCCTTTAAATATTCCAATTGCTAATCTAACTGTTAGGTTACAACGGCTAGAAAAACAATATGCAGTACACGCAAAGAATCCGTTATTTTCTCTAAAAATTCTTGAGCAGGCCGCAAAGGATATGGGTGGGCAATTCACCAATAAGACCGAAGTAACCGGCGCTGGCGGTGGACCACTTCAAAGCGAGCATGTCACTCAAGTTGTTGCAACGCCTGAACAAATAAAGCAGGTGTTAGATGAACTCCAAGGTAAATATTAAGCTGCTAGAAATGCAGTTAGAGCGAGAGCTTTGTGAGAAAGAACATTTATTCTTTACACGGCGTTTTTTCTTGCCTCGCATGGGCTTTAAATTTTCAGTCAATTGGCATCATGAATATATTGCCGACAAGATTGACGAGGTAATTGCGGGCAAAGTTAAAAACCTAGTTATTAACGTTCCACCGGGTAGTGGTAAAACTGAATTACTAACTAACCTTATTGCCCGTGGTATAGCACGTAATCCTCGTTCGCGCTTTTTGTATTTGTCTTTCTCACAATCACTTGTAGAGGATGTATCTGCAACAGCAAGGAACATTGTTAAGTCGGAAGACTTTCAGAGTTTATGGCCAGTAAAGATTTCTACTAGTACAGATGCTAAGTCTAGCTGGAAAACAACAGTAGATGGTTACGATGCTGGTCATGTTTATTCTGCTTCAATGGGTGGGCAGGTCACAGGTCGCCGTGCTGGTACATTAGCGGATGAGGGTTTTACTGGCGCAATTATTCTGGATGACCCATTAAAGCCTGAGGATGCATTCAGTCAGACCGCTAGACGTAAAGCTAACCGTAAGATCCTTAACACGGTCAACTCGCGTAAAGCTAAATCTGATACACCAATTATTCTGATCATGCAGCGTTTGCACGTTGAAGATCCGACTAACTTTGTGATGACGGGTAACGTGCCTGGTGAATGGGAACAGATCAGTATTCCCGCGCTTATTGATGATGAATACATCAGTAAGTTGCCTGAAAAAATACAAAGCAAAATTCCACGCAATGTTGAACGTGATGCTAAAGGCCGTCAAAGCTATTGGCCATTGAAAGAATCATTGCAATCTCTATTGCAACTTGAACAAGGTGGGCAGGATAAAGACGGTGCAACAGTATCCCGTTATACATTTGCAAGCCAATACCAGCAGGCCCCTAAAAAGCTAGGTGGTGACCTTGTTAAGTCTGAGTGGTTCCCGCGATATCTTGAATTACCTGTCCTTAAATGGCGTGCAATATGGGCTGATACAGCTCAGAAAGTCAAGAAGCATAACGACTATTCAGCGTTCATATGCGCTGGTCTTGGCTATGACAATAACCTTTACATCATTGATGTGAAACGAGGTAAATGGGAAGCGCCAGCACTATTAAAAGTTGCTAAGGACTTTATTAAAAAACACAAAGATGGCAATACCCAAATCGGCAAGCTTCGATATATGGCCGTAGAGGATAAGGCGAGTGGTACCGGATTAATTCAAACCATTGCTAAAGAAACAACATTACCTATTCGGGCTATTCAGCGTGGCGATGACAAGCTATCTAGGACTATGGACGTCATTCTTTATGTTGAAGACGGCCGAGTCTTATTGCCTGCTAATGCACCATGGCTATTGAATTACGTTGAAGAAATAGAAGGGCTTACCGCTGATTGGTCACATGATCATGATGACCAGTGGGACCCGACTATTGATGCGATTAATGATTCATTAGCTAAAAAGCCAACTGTATTTGATTAGAGGAAATTATGGCTGAGAATAAAAAGCATGATGCAATTGGCGATGCAGGGGCGTACACAAACTTTGTTTCAAATATTGGTACCGCCCGCGACAAGGCATCACACGGGAGCTTTGTTAAGAAGGTTATTCCTGATGAGCAATTAGAAGCGGTATATCAACACTGGTTAGCTAAGCGCATTGTGAACCGACCAGCAAGTGACATGCTCCGAGCTGGTTGGTTCTATGAGGGAATTCAGGATAATGATTTAGAGAAGCTTAGAGAGGCTTGTAAGGCTTTTAATTTAGATGGGGTTCTCTTGTCTAGCTTGGTTCTTTCACGCTTATATGGCGTTTGCTACGTTCTCTTAGGTACGGTGGACGGCGGCAACTTGGATCAACCTTTCGATTTAAATAAACTAGGTGTTGGCCGTTTAGAGTTTTTCACAGTACTTAAGAAAAAGCACATTGAGGCCGATACTTCAAAGTACTTGCCGCCAAATGAAGCAGGTGGGCTTTTAAAGCAGCCAGAATTTTACAAGCTTAAACTCGATGGTAAAGCGAACCAAAGGATCCACCACACACGCCTATATAAACTTGGCCATGCAGATGTGGTCAATGAAGAGCCTGTGAGTGTTTTGCAAGAAGTTTACGAGGACCTTTTAGATCATGCTGCTGTAAAGAAGGCCACTGCCAGTCTTGTTCATGAATCAAAAATTGATGTGATTAGAACGCCAGACTTAGTGGAGAAGATCAAAGAAGACATGAAATCAGTTGCTGAACGTTTTCTTAGTGTCGGTTTGCTGAAAGGGCTTAACGGTATGCTCGTATTGGATAAAGAAGAAGAGTATGACTCTAAATCTTATAGCTTTGGTGGCTTGCCTGATCTTATGCGTGAGTATTCGATTCAAACTGCCGGTGCTGCCGATATGCCATATACCATTCTGTTTGGTCAATCACCTGCAGGTATGAATGCTACAGGTGAGCATGACACACGGAATTATTACGATAGTATAGCAACCAAGCAAATCTGGTCCTTAAAGCCATTCATGTTGAAGCTTTTAAGAGTAATTGTTCAGGCAACATTTGGTCGTCAGATTCCAAGCTTAGATGTAGTGTTCAATCCACTATGGCAACTAGATGCTAAGGTACGGGCCGAGGTTGAGAAAGCTAACGCAGAACGTGACGATAAATATCTTCAAATGGGTGTCATTACAGAGCCACAGATAGCAAGACAGCTTGTTATTGACGGTGTTTATTCAGTGATTGATGAAGAATATATCAAAGAGCTTGAAACAATGGTGAAGCCAGATGACGACGATAATTCAGATCCTGAAACCACACCTCCAGCAGGCGAAGAGACGTAAGAAAGGGCGTAAAGCTTCCAAGCCTAGAGCTGTGCACGTAAACCGCCGTGTAGAGCTTTATTACACACGGCAATTACTAGCAATATCAAAATACTGTCAGGAACAAACAAAAGAATTGGTTATTCCTACAGTAGGTCAGAACATCGGTGATGCATGGTTCTCGGACATGATGACGGCGTTTAGAGAAAAGCTCACAAAGTATGTTGTTGAGGTTTCGCGACCGTTAGCCACAAAGGTCGTGACTGACACCCAAAAGGAAGTGGACAAGCAAATTGCAGAGCACACCAAAACAATTATTGGTGTGGATTTAACGCCGTTTTATCGAGCTGCTGATATTCAGGATGAAGTAGATCTAAACATTACGGCCAATGTCAGTTTGATTAAGTCTATTCCGCAGCAATATGCCGATAAGCTTGAGGTATTAATCACCAATGCTTTGCAGACTGGACAAACCAATGAAGAGTTGGCCAAAGCTATTAAGCAATTAGGATTATCTACTGATTATCGTGCACGTCTTATTGCTAGTGATCAGATGGGCAAAATTAACGGCCAAATTAACCAAGCCAGACAGCTTTCGATGGGTGTTGAGACATACACATGGCAAACGGCGAAAGATGAGCGTGTAAGGCCAGATCATCAACATAAACAGGGCAAGACATTCAGATGGGATTCACCGCCAGATGGAGGACATCCCGGACAGCCTATCCGTTGTCGTTGCACGGCTTTGCCTAATTATGAGGATATTTTAATTGATTAAATAGTTCATTTTTTTGCTTTAAGTCTTCTATATTTCTTAAATATTTATTGTAGTCAGAATAAATAATGCCTTTGGTTGTAGTAAGTTGTTTTAAGTATTCTTCTAATTCGTTCAATGATGGCTTTTGTTTATCATCAATCAGCGCAAATATCAGTTTATTAATTACATCTTCGGGACCTTTAAGTAGCTTTAAGTGGAGATTAAAATATTCATTGAAGTCATAATCACAGCCCTCAACTTTAGCTTCAAGAGTTAAATTTTGGTATTTAAGCCATTTTAAATGTTCTTCTTTAAGGGCATTTATTTGATATGCAATTTCAAAAACGAGATCCTTGCATTCATAAGTTAAACTTAAAATCGATAACTTTAATTCAAATAGTCTTTGATCTTGCGAGAGTTTTATTTGCTTTTTCGCATATAAGGCTGCAATTACCGCAAGAATCAAACCGATCATAGCAAGAAGCGTTTGCAATTGGCCTGAATTAGTTCCGATCATTGCCCATAAATAATTAAGATGATTCATTTTATTAACCTAATTGTTTTTACTGTAGTTTAATTCTTACTCTTTTAAATAACCACCTAAACAGGTGGTTTTTATTTGGATGAAATTTATGAAACGTAAAAAGTTCAGTAAAAAACGGTTTTATCGCCGTTTAGAAGCACAAGGATTTGCTAAAGGTGGGCTATTAATTGGAGGTGACTTTACTCCACTATGGTTACTGCCCTGCTGTGAAGGGTTTCCTAATTTGGCCAAAGCAGCGGGTAAAGCTGTAGAAGCTCTTCAGAACATGGCAGAAAATATTAAAGATTTAGATTTTCAGCTCCCAAAAATTAAACCCATTAACACAAAAATTTTTATTGATGGTGTCGACTTGGGTGCAGGGAAAGATTTTTCGGTTACTTATTCAAGAACGTAATTTTTAAAATTAATAAAACCACCTTCGGGTGGTTTTTTATTGAGCGCAATTTATGAAAACCATTTACCAACTCAAAATTGGTGACTTTGCGCCTAGCGAATCGACACGCTCATTTACCAAAGAGGGGTATCTGAAATGCGTCAATGTTCGCTTAGCTAAAGCGCCTCAAGTACGTCAGTACTATGCGTATGAGTTTCCATCACTGGAAGGTTATACCGCTGATCAAGTCATTAATGTTTATACACCGCCAGAGGAGCTTTTTAAGCCTGAGGCTATTCAAAGCTTTAATGGTGTAGACGCTACAGACTATCACCCGCCTAAAAATGAAATTAACGCATCTAACTGGAAGGATTATCACATTGGCTATTGTGAGAACGTCCGGCAGGAAGGCGGTTATCTGGTGGGTGATTTGCTCATTAAAGACAAGATCAGTATTGATCTGATCCAAAGCAACGAGCGGCTAGAAATGTCGCTTGGCTATGGAGCCTTATTAATCGTTGAGCAGGGTACGGCGCCAGATGGTACGCCGTATCAAGCGAAATTTATCAATTTTATAGGCAATCACGTAGCGCTCGTTAAATATGGCCGTTGTGGTGGTGATTGCCGCATCGGTGACAAACAACAAACTCCATATAAGGGGAAAACAATGGAAGTAACAGTAAACGGTATTCGTTTTGACATTGGCGATAACAAGCCCTTGGCGGATGCATTAAAGCAACAACAAGAGCAGCTGGAAAATTTGAAGGCTGCAAAACTTAAAGTAGGTGAAAAGCAATTTTCTATCGGTGATGAACTAAATGCAGTTCAAGCAGTCGTAGATCAATTGCATACCGAGAAAACTACGCTTGAGCAGAAAGTGGGAGATCTGGAAAAGAACCAGATGACGCCTGAAAAGCTTGAACAAGCTGCTGCAGAACGTGCTGCTGTAATTGCTGATGCTAAAGCATTGGTACCAACGGTTAAAACAGAAGGCTGCACATGTGAGCAAATCAAGCGTGATGTGATTGCCGCAAAAGCGGGTGATGCTTTAGTAACTGCTTTGATGGGTAGCGTATCAGTAGGTGATGCAAAACCTGAGCAGATCGACACAACTTTCCGTGCACTCTGTGCTGTGAAAGGTACTCATCCTTCTAATCCTGTAGGTGATGCGCTTCACCAGCAGCAAAGTGTTAAAGCTGGTGATGGCAACCCAGCAGGCGGCGGGGAAGAAAAGACCTACAGCAAAGAAAACGCATACAAAGAAATCTAAGAGGATTTAAATCATGGTTAAGCAATACGATGCTGCACCCGGCATGAAGTTTCACCTCATTGGGCCAGAGGATATTTTATCCCTGCCTGTGGCTGGTACCGGTTTGGTAAACGATGGTGACGTGGTTGTACGAAGTACTGACGGAAAAACAGTTTCAGCGGTAACTGGTGCAACTAATACCAAGTTTGGAATTATCGTACGTCACGGCGTAGGTAAGTCAGGCAAAACGGCAGATGGCAAAGAAGCCTATAAGGCTACTGATGTAGCACCGGTTATGACGATCGGTTCGATTTACGTGAAGGTCACCGCACCAGTCACCGATATCAACGCAAAAGTTTATGTCAAAACTGCTAACGGCACCACAGCAGCGCCGTTAGGTTCTTTATCCCCAACAGCATTAGATGGTACAGAGTTACCGAACGCATCTTGGGAAACAATTTCAAATGAACAGGGCTTAGCTGCTGTTCGCTTACGCGGGGCATAATAATTATGAGTAAATTGGCGGCAATGAAGCTACGTTTAACACCGGTAGCTCAAGTGGTACAGGCAAATATTGGTGATGCATTTAATCTAGATGCTTTAGCCCAATTATTCGTTAAATTGGAAGAGTTTAACGAGATGGATCCTCAGCTTCAGCAAGTGATGGATTACGCAAAATATATTCCTGTTAAACCTGTAAACGGCGTTTTTGGTGGTGGTGAAGTACTTACACGAAAAAAAGGTGTTGGTATGGGTAAAGACCACTCAGGGACAGGTAATGATATTCCTGTGGCAGAAGTTGACTATGACACTGTTTCACTTCCTATAAAGATTGGTACCATCAGCTACTGGTATTCAGTGTTTGAATTAGAAACTGCTCAGAAAATGGGTGTGCAGCTTGAAGCTGACAAAGTGCAAGCGGCTCGCCTAGCTGCAGAAAAACACTTAAGCAATATCGCTTGGTATGGCAATGATCTTACAGGTGTTAAGGGTTTCTTAAATCAGACAGGTGTAACCATTGTTACGGCTCAACATAATTGGGCTACCGCAACGATTGAAGAAGTATTAAGTGACTTCAACGCAAGCTTGGCAAACGCTGAAGATCTCATTGATGGTGATGTATCTGTACAGCCAGATACTTATTTGATGGCATCGAATCAGTACTTACACCTTTCTACCCGTGTGGTTGCTGATTCTGGTGGTAAGACATTCTTAAAATTCATTGAAGAAAATAATATCTTTGCATCACAAGGTAAGCCATTAACGATCCGTGGTTTAGGCCGTTCAAATGGTAAAGGTACGGCAGGTGCTGACCGTTCAATTATTTATCGCCGTGATCCGTCATGCATTCAAATGAAATGTAATGACGTTACTTTCTTGGCTGCTCAACCAGTTGGTGTGGATATCAAAGTGCCTGGTCACTACAAATATCAAGGCGTATGGTTGAAGCGTGTTGATTCTCTTCGTTACTTGGATCACGTGTAAGGATTAAAACAGTATGAAATATTCTTATATCTATAGCGGCTTACAGGCCGCTTTTGTTTTTTCTGGTATTGCTGTTTTGCCTACAGGCACACCAACTCTTGTGGATGAAGAAGCTCACAAGAAGCTCACTAAAAATAAGTTTGCTAAACATCTTATTGATATCGGTGAACTTGAAGTTCAGGAAATCCCAGATGAAGAACCAAAGGCAGGTGGTAAAACTGGTGGCCGTGGTGGTAAAGGTGGTAAACAAAACGATGCAGCAGGTGATGCGGCAAAAGCTGCAGAAGAAGCTGCTTTGGCCGCCGTGAAAGCTGAATTAACAGCGCTTGAAGTAACGTTCAGTGATGATGAAACACTTGAGCAGCTACAAGCTAAGTTAGCTCAGGCTAAGGAATAAGGTAGACGTATGGACGTACAAACGTTTCGTAAAAAGTTCTCGACTGATTCGAGTTTAATGTCTTTGCCAGATGAGAGAATTCAGGATGCATTAGAAGAAGCGGATCTGATTGTTTCTCAAATTGAGTTTGGCGCATTAAAGGAGCGTGCTGTAGGTCTATATGCAGCGCATATTCTTAAAGTAGGTATCTCAAGCGGCAACGGTGCTGCTTTTGGTACCGCCTCAAGCATGGCAATCGCGGGACAAAGTGTGAGTTATTCTCGATCATCGAAAGAAGCTTTCTATGATCTCAGCATGTATGGCCAGCGCTACCTTGCCTTAAAAAATTCAATTCCAATTGATGATGAAGGTACAAACCCTAACCGTTTAGGCGTTGGTGCTTTTGTCGTATAGGAGATACCCATGCCTTTTAAATATCAGGCACCAGAAGGTTACAAGCCAACCAAAATCGTTATTGCTGGTCAGAACCTTGAAATCAAAAACGGCGTTTTAGAATCTGATAATGACATTATTCATATTTTAAAGCCTTTAGGTTTTGAACGCTTTGTCGAAGTTGTTGAGCCAAAGAAATCGACTGCCTCTGCAAAAGAGTAATTAAGCTATGAGCGATTATCGTGTTGATAAGCAAGTCAACTTTGATGAGATGAATGATCGCGTTAGGTTTGAAATAAGACGCACGATTAACGCTCTTACTTTGCGCTTACAGCGGATTATTCAGGAAGATATGTTGAGTGGCCAACGATTGAACGTACAGTCTGGCCGCTTGCGTGGATCCGTTTCATCAAAAGTAGATGAGGATAAGGATTCGATAGAGGGAACGGTGGGAGCTGGTGGTGCTTTGGTACCTTATGCACCTGCACATGAGTTTGGCTTAAATGGCTCGATGGGCGTGAAAGCCCATCTGAGAACAATTAAGCAGGCTTTTGGACGACCTATATCACCGGTTCAAGTCAATATTAAAGCTTATTCAAGGAATGTTCGTTTTAGAGAATTGCGGTTCATGCGTGATTCACTAGATATCGTGGCCAAGATTGTGCCGAAAAATATTGATGCAGCAATTGAGCGAGGTATAGCAGGTGGATAGCGAAGCAATCTATCAAGCTTTGTTTGAAAGGTTAAGTACGAAGGTGGAAGGGTTAATTACGGTCAGCCGCCGTTTACGTCACTTTAGTAATGTTTTGCCTCATGAACGACCTGCCATGTTTATTACACAAGGCAATCAGCAGGAAGTACCTGTACGTGGTTTAGATTCAAAAGTTGAACTTGCTGCTGAGGTGTATCTCTATATCCATGAGGCTGATAGAGCTAAACCTCCATCATCGCAGATGAATATATTCATCGATCGTGTACGTGAAGCAATTCAGCCGGACCATCCAGATTTTAATGAGTGTCAGACCTTAGGTGGTTTGGTAGAGCATTGCTGGATAGAAGGTACGATAGAAGTATATGAAGCAGTAGAAAACATGCTGGATGATCAGGCGATTGCAATTATCCCTATCCGGATCCTCACAACCAATTAACAAAACATTCACTTTATGACCGCCTCTATGGCGGTTTTGTCATTTTAGAGAGGTCAAAATAAATGGCTCAATATTTATTTGGTGCCGGCAAGATCTTTGCTACACCGATTCAAGATGTATACGGGCAACCGATTAGCAATCCCACACCAGTTGAAGTGGGGGTTATGCAATCCGTTGGTGTAGATATTAGCTATGACTTAAAAGAGCTTTTTGGTCGTGGACAGTTCGCCGTAGATGCGGCGCGTGGTAAAGGTACCATTAAATGTAAAGCTTCTTTCGGGCGTATTAACGGTACATTGTTAAATTCTATTTTCTTCGGTGGTGTTGTTGCTGAGGGTGGAATCGAAACAGTTTCCCAAACCATTAATGGTGAAGTGATTCCGGCTGGTGGTACTGTTACACCGGTTGTTCCTAACAGCGGTACATATGTAAAGGATTTAGGTGTAACAGATGCTAAAGCAATCCCACTTAAACGTGTAGCTTCGGCACCAACAACCGGACAATACAGTGTAGATGCAGCAACCGGTGCTTATACATTTGCTGCTGCAGATGCAGGTAAAACGGTATTTATTAACTTCCGTTATTCAGCAATGGTGGCGGGTGCTAAGTCAATCACTGTATCTAACCTAGATATGGGTTATACGCCAGAGTTTGCCGTTGACTTGCAACGTGACTACAAAGGCAAGTTCATGCACATGAATTTCTTCCGTTGCACCAGTAACAAACTTGGATTCAGTTCAAAACAGGACGATTACGATATTCCTGAATTTGAATTCCAGCCTATGGCAGACGATCTTAACCGTGTTTTCAAAATTGATTTATCGGAGTAAGAACAAATGCAATTTAAGCAAGTTGAAAACCCTCGTGGCTCTACAGTTATTGTTGATGGTCAGGCATTTGTTTTTGCTCCTTTATCTCTTGGTGCAGTTGAGAAACTATTGCCGGCACTTCAATCATTCAAGCCAGATGATGTCGGCACTGTGATTGATGTGGCACACAAATCCTTGAAGCGAAATTACCCGGATATTACCCGTGATGATGTGGCAGACATGCTGTATATGGATCAACTTACAGAAGTGATGGAAGCTGTAATGTCTGTGTCTGGTCTTAAAGGAAATGATGACAACGCTGCAGGTGATTCGGGGGAATAGATTGGGAGGAGCTGTACACGCATTTAGTGCTGACAATGGGTAAAGATTACGACTATGTGCGTAATGAAATGGATTTGCCTAGATTAAGAGCGTTAAGTGCGTATCAGCAAAGTAACCCTCCCGCACATATTGGGATACAACGGCTTTGCCGGATTTTAGAAGCGTTCATGGGAATCGAAGAAACACCACAAGCTATTACCGTTTCAGATGATGACGAGGATGATATATTGGAAGTTTTGTCGAATTTTCCACAGGGTGGTTGAGGTCGCCCTTATTTACTTTTAATGCAAAAGAAGCAATCGGCTACTTAAATTGGGGTTATTTCATCATGAGCAAAATGATTTGCATGAAGATGTCTATTTCTTTAGTGACTGTATTTTTTATTAGTATAATTTTTATAGAAGACGGCCATAAGTATAAAGTCGAAAGCAAATATATTAGCACTTAGTTAGGTTGCTTATATATTTTTTTTAAATTTATTAAAAAGACTTAATTGTAATTAATGTAACTCATGTACATACTTTATTAAGTAGTTTAGTAGCCAAATAATTATATGTATGTTATATAAATACTTAAACCATAAGAGGTATATTGATTTTGGCTTTAAAGAAACTACTTTGTATTGGTGGCGGTGATAATGGCAAATTTATTGAACATAAAAATTATCATCAGATTTTTATTGATGGCATGTTTTTAGAACCAGAAACATATGAACCAAAATATTTAGTTAATCCTGTTACAGAACAGGAAGAATTATTTTATGTTTTAACTGATCTCACAACTGATCAGGCAAATAAGATCTTAAAGAATTTATTAGTTAAAAATACGTAATATTAAATTTCCTTTAGCTTTCTAACCACCTTCGGGTGGTTTTTTTGTGCCTATGAGGTGTGTATGGCAAATAATAACCGTATTGAAGTTCATATCGGTGCTAAAACCTCTGAACTGAAAGAAGGTATGCAAGATGCTGAAAAAATTGTATCGGACTCTGCAAAAAAGATTGAAGGTACTGGGCATAACATTGATTTTAAGCTTGATCTTTCAAATCTACGGTCAGAGTTAAACGGCTTTGCTACTAGCCTTTCAGACAAGTTCAAAACAGTAGGCAATGATATTAAAAGCTCACTGACTAATGGCCTATCTTTAGCCAGAGGTGGTTTTTTTCTTGGTATTGGCCAAGAGATTGCTAGAAGTGCAGCCGAAGCGGTTGCAGCAATTCCTGATCTTGTATCTGCAGTGGGTAAGGCTTCAAAAGAGTTAGAGATTCAAGCCCGACTAGCAAACTCGAATACTTTAGAATTTCAAGAATGGGCATTTGCTGCCAAAAAAGTAAACGTGGAGCAGGACAAGCTATCGGACATCATGAAAGATGTAAACGATAAGTTTGGTGACTTCATGCAAACTGGTGGTGGTGAGATGGCCGATTTCTTTGAGAAGATCGCGCCAAAAGTTGGTGTCACTGCCCAACAATTTAAAGGCTTATCTGGTCCGCAAATCCTAGAAAAGTACTACCAGACTTTGCAAAAAGCCAATGTGTCACAGGCCGAAATGACTTTCTATATGGAAGCCATTGCGAACGATGCAACATTATTAGCTCCATTATTGGATAACAACGGTCAAAAATTAAAAGAGTACGCTAAACAGGCTCATGATTTAGGCGTAATCATGAGTGAAGATGCCATAGCTGCTACCAAAGAATTTAATACGTCCCTTGAGACTGTCCAAACAACACTTCAAGGAGTATTAACCCGTATTGCAGCACAAGCAGCTCCATCCCTTACTGAATTAGCTAATCAATTTTTAACTTTTGCGGTTGATTCCAAGGATGCCATTGATGATTCAATTAAATCGATTATTGGCATTTTTGAAAGCTTGTTTAGCATTCTAAGTGAGCAGTTCACAACGATTGGAGCAATCTGGAGTGACTTGACTGGAAGCATTGGAGACGATGCGAATAAACAGATTGGCTTTATGGATGCTATATCTGTAGTACTACGAGCATTAGGTGTTGTAGTTACCGGCTTTCAGGTAGGCGTTCAATCTGCTTTTGCAATCATTCGTGCCGTTGTAGTCACGGTATGCCAAGCTTTAATCATTGCTTTTAATGGCCTTATGGCTGGCTTTGATATGGTACGAAGTACTATTCAGTATGGTCTGGATGTATTACAGGTAAAGTTTCAAACGTTTGGCAGCGTTGTAAATAACATCCTCCATTTTAACTTCTCAGGTGCAAAATCGGCATGGGAGGGTGGTTTATCTCAGCTTGGTAGTATTACTGATCGTTATACAAACCAAATGAAAGGACGAATGGCTGACCTGAAAAACTCTTGGAATGCAGGAGCCACTACAGCAGCAAATTCACTTGTCACAGCAGGTAAGCGAATTCTTGAGGTTACAACAGCGGGTAATCAGAAAATTACCAACTATGTATTTAAGGATCCGACCAAACCAGTGGAACCTCCAAAACCTCCTAAGCTTGGTTTAGGAACTGCACCACCTAATACAAAATTAGGCATTGGTACTGGTGAAAAGGACGAGAAAGGTGGATCTAAGTCATCAGCTAAATCTAAGGCTGAGCAAGAAGCTAAAGAACGTCAACGCCAAGCTGAACAAGCAGCTAAAGCTCTTGCAGATATTCGGTATAAATATGCATCCGAAGAAAAGAAAGTGGCTCTAGATCTTCAAAAGGCATTAGATGAGATTGAAAAATCTAAGATGATTGCCGATGAAAAAGCCGCTGCTAAAGTCAAAGCTGAAAAGGATGCCTCAGACAAGATCATTGCTATCCGCTTAAAAGAGTTTGAGGACTACAAAAAGGCTCGTGAAGAACAGATCGACGATTATCAAAAACAGGCTCAGCGATTATATGAAATTGAGGCAGCTCGAATTCAGGCAGAGTTTGACGCTAAGAAAATTTCTAATGTTCGTAAAGTTCAGTTAGAGAAGCAGCTCGAAGATCAATTACGTGAAATTAAACGGCAAGGTCTTTTAGAGCGCTTGGCACTTGAGAATGAGCAAACCAGCATTACTGGCAAACAAGGCAATCAGAACCAAATCACAAACAACATTTCTGATTTAGAGACGGATCAGAAAGTTGCTGACACTAAGTCTATGGGCTTAATCAGTGATGCGGAAATGAAGGACTTTGAGGCTAAGTTCGGAGGCTTTACTTCTCGACTTTCTAACCTGTGGGAACAGGGCATTCAGTCTCTTATGAATGGCACCTTGACTTGGAGTAACGCAACAAAAGCAGTTCTAGCTGACATGGGGCAATTTGCCTTGCAAACAGCAACTAAAGAGCTACAAGGCTGGTTAAGAATCCAAGCTATTAAATTAGCGCGCAAACTTGGCTTTGTCGGTGCTGAAACGGCGGCCGAAGCATCTGGTCAAGCTGCACAAACAGGGGCAACAATCGCAGGTGAAGCAACACGTACCAGCGTTACTGCAGCAGGTGGTTTAGCACGTTTAGGCTTAAAAGCAGCTGAAGCTATCAAAGGCATCATGATGTCTGCATGGGAAGCAATGGCCGGAGCTTTTAAAGCAATGGTTGCAATTCCATATGTTGGTCCAATTCTTGCCGTTGGTGCAGGTGCGGCTGCTTTTGGTTTGGTTGCTGGTCTTGCGGGCAAGATTAAATCTGCTCGAGGAGGTTACGACATTCCATCCGGTGTGAATCCTGTTACTCAGCTGCATGAAGATGAAATGGTTCTACCTTCACAACATGCAAATACCATCCGTGAAATGGGTAAAGCCTTGCGTAATGGGGCAAGCTTTGGAGCTGCTGCAGTTGCTGAAGGTGGAGGTGCGGGAGCAACCATTAATATTAGTGCAATTGATGCCAAGAGTATTCAACGGCTCTTGAAGAGCAATGGCCGTGCAGTTGCTAGTGGTTTGCAAAGTTATGCCCGTGGATTTGGTAAAAACGGTAAATAAGGAGGTGTAAGTGTCAAATGTATTATTTCCAGAATTACCCGGTCTTGAATGGGATACATCTATTACTCCCATGTTTAACACCAAAATCATGACCTCCATTAATGGCGGAGAGCTTCGAGCAAGCTTTCAGGCCTCACCTAAATATGAAATCTCGTTGTCTTACGCATTCTTGCGCGAAAATAAGGGGAGAAAGGAATTGCAGCAACTTCAAGGATTTTATTTAGAGCGCCGTGGGGCATTTGATTCATTTCTCTATAAGATGCCTGATGACAATGAGTTTAGTTGCACATTTATTGGTGATGGAACTACTACAACTTTCCAGCTATACAAGGATATGTATACCAGTAAATTGCCATTAGGTAATACCGAAGAGCAGATTATTGGTGAAGCTGATCCGAATATGTGGAATCAAGTACCTGTAAAAACGATGTGGAATTCTGATCCAGAAAAGTTGATGTGGAATTCAGCAACTGCTCAGGTAACTAGTGATGGTAAGTATATTCTTTCACAACCAATAGAAGAGGGTGTAGAGGTAACAATAAAAGGTACTTTCTACTATCGCTGCCGTTTTAAAGATGACACACAGCAATATGTCAACTTTATGCATAAGCTTTGGAAAGCAGGAAAGGTAGAATTAATTGGTTCGTTAGGAAATAAGATATGAGACAAGCCTCTCCAAAACTTATAGCCTTGTTAGATGCCGATCAGTTCATCATGGCCGATCTTTACACCATTACAACTATTCAGGGCATTGAGTATCGCTATACAAGCTATGACGTCAATTTGAAGGTGCAAGGCAAGGAGTTTCGAGCTGATGGACCAATTATCAGCCGAGAAGGGACTAGCCTTTCCTTAGGCATTGAAGTGGATAACTTATCTATCACTATTGAGGCAACCGAAAATACAAAGTTCGGCGATGTACCCATAGCTCAAGCTTTCCATAACGGAATTTTAGACGGCGCTAGGTTTAAGCTAGAACGAATTTTCATGGATATGAATACTCCTACAGATACCAGTGCCGGCACTTTAGTTTTATTTGATGGGCGTATTGTTGAGCCTGAGCTTAATCGATATGAAATCAATGCAAGTGTGGTCTCTGATGTTGATAATTTAAAGCTTCAAATGCCAAGGAATTTATACACACCAGGATGCTTAAACACTTTATTTGATAGTGCATGTGGGCTTTTAAGCACGGATTTTGCTGTAAATACGACTATTGGTACCAATAGTACGCCTAACCGCATACTTTGCGATTTAAGTCAGCCACAAGGATGGTTTACTCAAGGAGTTGTGGAGTTTTTAGAAGGTGCAAATATTGGTATTAAACGAACCGTACGCTTGCATGAAGCTGGTTCGCTAATCCTAACTTTGCCGCTTTTAAAAATGCCAGAGATAGGCGAAGCGATTCGTGTTTATCCGGGTTGTGATAAACGTCTCGATACATGTACTAATCGTTTTAAGAACCGTGCTCGGTTCCGCGGTGCACCATTTGTACCTGTTCCTGAAACTTCTGTTTAAACAAATTCATCTTTAACCCAAGCCCCGCTAAATGCAGGGCTTTTTTTATGGGGCTATAAAATGGCTTTACCTGATATTGAGCAGCTTATTGGATCCTCAGTAACTGAAGAAGGATTTAAATCCGCATTAAAACAGTTTCTAGAAAATGTTGTGGGATTAGACGTTTTTAATGCAAATAAATTTTTGAAACCACGAGTAATAACAGAATCAATAGATTGGAACGATTTTCGTGAAGAAGGTTTTTTTAAGTTTATAAGCGGAACAACTTGGGATAACTGTTTAAACCGTCCACCTATTAACAATCAGTGGGCTTATGGCATTATTTTGCCAGTTTCTAATGCTGTTTGTGGACAATTCGCTTGGTGTTTCAATGCACAAAAATTAGTATTTAGATTCTCAAATGCTTCGTCCGTTTGGCCTGCCGAATGGACTGTTTTTAGTGGTGATGTTGCTCTAACAAGTATCATTAAAGCGGCTGTAAATGTGGATCGAGATGCAACTTTTGATGCGCGGGCAGTTAATAGCATAACGCCAATTTTTGAAAGCTTATCTAAAAACTTTTTTGACAAAAATACTCCGCTTTTAATGAATCGCCGAATTAATCAATTCGGTGAACTTGAAGAACATCAAAAAAGTATTACTACACCATTAATCAGTGTTGCAGGGATGGCTTCTATAGTTGTAAGTGGTTTACAAGCTAGCCCTGAAGCTTATAGAGCATATCGCTTTTTTGATAAAGACAAGAAATTCATTCGGAATGACTCTATTGATCCAAATAAAACAGCAAAGGTAATTACGGTTCCTAATAATGCTGCTTGGTTTCAAATCACACTTAAAGATGGAATTGATACTTGGACGTTAAACACGGATACCATTCAGTTTGAATCTGGGAATGTTGCGACGGCTTACACCCCATATATTAGGGGTAAACTTAAAAATATTTATGGTACAGATTTTTATGTTGATCCTGTTCAAGTTTATACGATAGCGGATCCAGTATTTGAGAATTTGTCGAAAAATATTTTTGATAAAAGTGTTCCACTATTGTTAAACAGTCGTATAACCGCAGCAGGTGTTTTAGAGCCACACCTAAATAGTGTTACAACTCAGCCAATTTATATTAAAGGCTTAACTTCAATAACTGTTAGCGGTTTAACAGCCAGTAGTATTGCCTATCGTGCTTATCGCCTTTTAGATAAAGATAAAAAGTGGATTAGAAATGCGCCGGTTTTGTTAAATGCAACAAGCGTAACTGCAAATGATATACCTGCAAACGCTGTCTATTTTCAAATTTGCTTAAAGGATGGCATTGATACATGGGCACTGAATCTAGACACAATTCAGATTGAAAGTGGTACTGTAGCCACTTCATACACAGCTTATATTAAAGGTAAGTTAAAGGCGCTGTTTGGAACTGAACTAGCTGGTTCAAGCTCTGGCACTGGGGGTATTGTATCAAGAGCATTTGGTGCTAAGTACTTATTTTTTGGCGACTCGATTACTCAAACAAGCCGTGTAGATGAAGGTATTTTTGATGAAACAACAACGCCTTTCCCTAACTGGCCTACATACGCAAAAGATCAGCTAAAAATGTCAGGTTTTCGGAACTACGCTAAGTCAGGCGCATCTTTCCGTGAGTCTGGACAAACTAACCCTTGGCAGATGATGTCGCATCAGGTGAATACCGCAATTGCTAATGCAGAAACACCCGATATTATTGTTGTTGCTATGGGTACTAATGATGGCGTAACAGCCAATTTGGGTGATTATGAAACTGCAATGTCAAAGCCCACTCTTGGAGATTTGGACAGATCCAAAACATTAGAGGCAGCTCGATGGGCATTTTGGACAATTAAAAAGAACTTTCCAAACGCTGTATGTTTTTATGCGAATCCATTACAACGAGCAAGTGCAGATAGTACAGAGTTAGCGCCATTAATTGATGGGCTTTCTAAAATGGCTCGACGTTATGGGTTTACACTGATCGATCAACATAATGAATGTGGAATTATTCGAGATCTTGAAACTGGAAGTCAGCATTTATATTTAGCAGATGGTTTGCACCCTAATACCGCCGGGCGTATTTTGCAGGCTTGTTACATCGTTAGCGTAATTATTGCTCGAATGACCTATTCAATATGAAAAATTTAGAAGCAGTTCAAGAAGCTCTTACTTGGTTGGGTACACCCTACCATCACCAAGGGCGAGTAAAAGGTGTGGGGGTGGACTGTGGTACTTTGATTTGTGAAGTCTATGAAAAAGTTGGACTCATGGATCATTTAGACCCACGGCCATATCCTCCTGATTGGCACATGCATCAGATGGGGCAACGTTATTTAGAACTTATCTTAGGTGTATGTGATCCAGTGGAAGGGCCACCACAACCGGGTGACATCGTTTTATATCATTTTGGCAAATGCATCAGTCATGGTGCAATTGTCATCGAGTGGCCACAGGTCATTCACAGTTATATCCATCAGGGAGTCATTATCCAAGATGGTACAAAAGGAAGTTTGGCCCGGCGAATTGCCGGGTTTTTTCGTATGAAGAGGCTTAAATAAATGGGTGGATTATTTGGAAGTACTACAATTAGTACAACGGATACCCGTATTAACTCTATGCGGATCCAGCAGTCAGCTTATGGGCTTTGCCAGCCATTGGTTTATGGCAAAACCCGTGTTGCGGCTAATATGTTTTGGTATGGAGATTTTACAGCTACACCTCATACAACAGTTCAAAAGTCTGGTGGTAAGGGTGGGGGTACAAAAACCAGTAATACTACATTTAGTTATAGCGCCTCTCTCATGCTCGGTTTATGTGAAAACCAGATTAAAAAGATTGGCTTGATTTGGGTAGACAAAGAGCAATATGTACCTAAACAAGAAGGATCTATAACTTTAGATCCCATCGACCAGTTAAAATTTGAATTATTCGATGGAAATAATAATCCGCCGTGGGGATGGTTAGTTTCAAAGCATCCAGAACAGGCAATTAACTATCCGTATTTGGGATATGTAGCTGTAGCTAATTATGAGATGGGTAATAGCGCCAGCCTTTCAAATCATAATTTTGAAGTAATCAGTACTATCACGCTATCTGACACAATTGATGATGCTAACCCGGCAGATGTTATTGAAGATTTTATTACTCATCCACGACATGGTGCGGCCCCAAATCTTAATATTGCAGATCTGGAAGAGTTTAGAACCTATTGTCGGGCAGCTAATCTCTTGATTAGTCCTGCATTCACAGAGCAACGCCCAGCTTATGAAACTATCAATGAGATTGTCGAGGCGGTTAACTGTGCTGTGGTACCAAGCCCGGATGGCTTAAAGATACGTTCTTTCGGGGACTCTGCAATAACGGGTAACGGCGTTACCTTTACACCTGATCTCACACCGGTTTACCACTTAACTGATGATGACTTTATTGGCGATGATGAGCCAGTACGTGTGCGCCGTAGTCGTGACACAGATGCCTATAATCATGTGCAGATTGAATACATTAATCGCTATAACCAGTACAACACCGAAACAACAGAAGCCAAGGACCAAGCAAATATTGAAATGTTTGGCTTGCGTACCGAGGACCCTGTGGAATGCCATTACTTTTGTGAGCCCAAAATAGCCCGCCATGCTGCACAACTCCGTTTACAACGTCTGCTGTATGTGCGTAATGAATATGAGTTTAACTTAGGTTGGAAGTACTGCCGCTTGGAGCCAATGGATATTGTCACGATTACTGATGACGCATTAGGCTTAGATCAATTCCCTGTACGTATTACACGTATTGAGGAAGATGAGTTTGGTGAATTAACAATTACTGCAGAAGAGTTAGCTGTAGGTTCAAGATCTGCGATTGAATATGACTCACAAGCCTCTAATGGGTACCAAGGCGGAAATGAAGAGCCGGGTAATGTGAATGCACCTGTTATTTTTGAACCTCCATTGGATCTAACAGATGGTAAAAACCAAGTGTGGGTTGCGGTGTCTGGTGGCATCAATTGGGGTGGCTGTAATGTTTGGGTAAGTCTTGATAATACGACTTATGAAATGATTGGTACTATTTACGGTTCTGCTCGATATGGCCAATTAGTTACGACCATTGATGCCGATGACACAGCGTTACAAGTTGAACTCAATACAGTCAGTCAGATTTTTAGCGGCACCTTAGAGGATGCGCAAGCTGACCAAACCCTTTGTAAAGTCGGTGACGAGTATTTCAATTATCAGGTGGCCACTTTAAATGGATCCGGTCTTTATACATTGAGTGATGTTTTGCGTGGACGCTTTGATGATGCGCAAAATCATAGTGCAGGTGAGCCGTTTGTACGTCTTGATCGGGCTATCTTTAATTATCCTTTCAATGAAAACCTGGTGGGCAAACAAATCTTCTTGAAGTTCACAAGCTTTAACGGCTTGGAACGCAAAGAGCAAACATTAGACGAGGTAACGGCATACAGCTATACATTGTCTGGTGGACGACCTGCAGGTGTTAAAGGCTTATCTCTTCAATCGCCGTTTGTTGGCACCACGTTTAAAGTTCAATGGCAAAGCTCAACCGGTGCAGATGGCTACCGTGTGCAAGTCTGGTCGAATGGCGCAATGATTCGTGAGGTTGATACAACCAATACGGATTATAGCTATTCGATTGAAGAGGCTAAAACGGATGGTATAGGCCGTGCTTATACAATTCGTGTGGCTAGTAAAAACGGCGACCAGATCAGCACCTTTGCAGAATTAAGTATTAGCAATCCGGTACCGCCAGTACTTCTAAATGTTTATACCTCAGCGACTATTGACTCAGTCACAGTGACATGGGTACCTAGTGAGGTTCCTGATCTGAAAGACTATGCTGTTTGGCTCAGCAGTACTTCTAATTTTGATCCAACACAAACGCCACCTTCATGGAATGGCACAGATCTAACAACTACTTTTGGAGGACTACAATCAACTACCCCATATTACATCCGTGTTGCTGCACGTGATGTATGGGAGAACACAGTCTGGAACTATTCAAATCAGATTACTCAAAGTACTTCTGAAGCTTAATTTAAATTAATTCATAGCACCCAAATGGGTGCTTTTTTTTGCCTACGATCTGGAGGAAGGCATGCATGAACGATCAGACAAATAGCGTAGTAGAAGCAGCTGCAAGTACTGCAGCTGCGACTGCAACAAAATTTTCATATGGCTATGTAGTAGGGGGCGGATTGATCGGAATCGCAGGAAAGATTGATTGGGCGGTAGTCATCTCAATCTTAATCGGTGTAGCAACCTACCTAACGAATCTCTACTTTAAGCGCCGTGATGAAAAGCGCGCCGATGAGATTCATGAACTTCGTAAGAAGCAATATGAAGAAACTAAAAACCGGTTAAAAGGGGATATAGATGTCGAGCGAACAGACTAGAGCATACCTTTCATTTGCTCTTGTGGGGCTAATGTTTGTTTTAGTGATTGCTTTATTCTTTGTGGAAATGCCACGTGAAAATAGCACTCTTTTAAATACAGCATTGGGTTTTATTGCGGGGGCAATGTCTATGGCTTGCGGTTATTACTTTGGTAGTTCCGAACTAGAAAAGAAAAAGAAAACAGAAGAGACAAAGCAACAGTAATTAATGCAGACAAAAAGCCGCCTTTGGGCGGTTTTTTCATTTTTAGGAAAAGTGATATGAACTTTAGTAACTTACAGAAAACCCTTGGTGTTCCAGTCGATGGAAAGATAGGACGTGGCACTTTTACAGCTTTATTTAAGAAACTAGGAGCAAATCAAAGCCGAGCTGAAGAACTTGCTTTAGCTGCAAATGTGCATTTAAAAGAATACGCAATTTTGTATAACGAGCTACGCTTTGCGCATTTCTTAGCTCAGCTTGCACATGAGTCTGGTAACTTTCATTATATGGAAGAGATCGCATCCGGTGCAGCGTACGAGGGCCGTAAAGATCTAGGTAATATTATGGCTGGTGATGGAGTACGCTTTAAGGGCCGTGGGCCAATCCAATTAACTGGGCGTGCTAATTATCAAAAGTATGGCCGAGCATTAGGTATTGATTTTGAAGCCCATCCAGAACTTGTAGCAATACCAAGTATTGGTTTATTGGCAGCTTGTAAATTTTGGGTTAACAATGGTTTAAATGAGCTTGCTGATCGTGATGATTTACTAACTATTACACGCCGTATTAATGGCGGTACAAATGGCTTGGATGATCGTAAAGCCAATCTAACTAAAATTAAAAGTTGGATGTCATGAAAGCTTTAATATTGCTGTGCATTCTATTATCAGGATGCACAGCTCATACGATCAATAACAATATAAACGTCGGGATTTGTGTAAAAGCCCTTTAAAAGGGCTTTTTTGATGTTTAAAATTACTTTTTAGACTTAAAAATTCTTCTTATAAATAATTTAGTTGAAATCCAAACTTCGGTAAATATTCCTATTCTTTCAAGTTTAAAAAAAGGATTTCCGTCTAACATGCGCTTAAACTTTAATAAATATTTTATTTCATGAGATTCATGATTTTGGTCTTGATAGGTTAGTTTGATCATTGGCCCTAGTTTTACAATATCGGCATATATATCTTGAGAGTTTGTAGAAAAGCTTAGCTCCATATAGTGGTGCTCTTCTGTATCGTTTATACTTTTAAAGATATCAAAATCATGTCTTGAATTATAAAATTGATAATTGACTCCTGGATTGTTAATACAGGTTTCTGTTAATTGTAGATTTAAGAAGAATGCATTTTCTCCCGTGTTTAACATCTTTAGACCAACTCTAATTAAATCTTTTTCTATAAAATCATCATATTGGGCTGTAAGATTTGTAGTCTGTAAAATTATATTTGGCCGCTTTGCAATTGATTGTATATGTAAAGTATAGATAGCAGAGAGAACAGCACCTAAAGTTGAAATCCCTGAAAAAAAATAGAGAGTTAGTGTTAAGTTTACATCTGGATTAAATTTTCCGAAATATTTGGCTCCGAAAAAAAATAATATGGATAAAATTATAACACTTATAGCTGCTATAATAATTAAATTAAGATATTTCATATTCTGTTCTTTTAAAATAATAAAAGTTTAATGACGGTTAATTGTAACGGCCTACCCATTTCTTTACTTTCTTAAGCGTATCAAGATCTGCATAAAAAAATGGAAATAGCTCTCCGTAATAGGGAAGATTCATTAACCCACCTAAATCAGCGTTTGGACCATTATTTGATTCAAAAGAAATTTTGTCTAACATTCGATAGATTGGTTTTAGTGTTTGAATTAATCTATAAAGTATATAAGGCTTGCTCTTGTTTACAATGTATTGGAATTGCCATATATCTGCAGTGAGTAAAGGATGACCATTAAAATCTAACAAATTAGTATATCCGACACCGTACTTTTCATTTTTACTATAGATTTTAATTAATTCCTTTTCAATTTTTTCATATTTAACACTTTCTCTTAAAAAGCGTTCAGAAAGAAGTACCCATTCATGTATGGGATGCTTATGATTATTATAGTTTGCATTTGTAAGATTGTTTAAGTTTAAGTATCGATTAGTCGTTGCATATGTGCTAAGAAAACTTATTAGATCATATTCTAAAATTTCCTCTGAAAAAGAACCGCTGTTAATATCATACTTTGAAGTCAACAAAAGGTTTGCTTTTAATAATTTTAAAAGATTATGCCCCGGTTCTTTTAAAAATTTATCTGATGGTTTTTGATAATTGTTTTGATACATATATTCAGAAACTAAGGCAATTTTTAAAAAACGCTCTATACCAATACTGAGACTAAAAAAAGCAGAATAAAACATTCCATCATGATTGCTGAATAATTCGGCTTTTTTTAAGTATTCTATTCCTGATAGGATAGAGGTACCTGCAAGATAGCTTTCTTGCAATAGATCATTAAAGTTAGAATTACCATAAATTATTTTTATCATCATTTCACCAATAAAATTATGAAAAATTAATCTATTTTATCTTCTTTTTATCTAAACTTCCCTTGATTTGAATTGTTTTTAATTAACTCTACCAACTCGTCATAGGTTAAATGAAAAGAATCTTCACTATCAAAAACATAGACCATATTTTTGCCCTCATATTCAGGTGGTGTAGGCGGTACAAAACGCTTAGGTATAAGAGTTTGTGTTAATTGCTCGTCTGTAAGGCGTGTGAAGTTGATGCTAGGTTTCTCGTTAAGGTTTAATTGAGCAAACATTTGCTCAAAATCGGTAATGGTTAATAAAAGTGAGCAAATATTTTCTCATTTCGTTATCAGTGGTAGTTCATCCCACCGAAAGGGATTCCTACTAAGTTTGTCGCGGCTCATGCTCCAGTTCCGATTAGGGATAAAGCAGGGACCTACACCAATCTTCTTCTTTCCAAATTTGCTGTGAATACCATCCATAGCCTGCATTAAACATTCCTTTTTCTCTACATATGCGAAGTCGGTTAATAGGTCATAAGTATGGCCAGACTTTGGCTCTAGTCCTGTAAGTATTACACCGCACTTTTTATATTTGATGCCTTCTTTATAAATTTCATCAATCATGCGTACTGCAGCTTTTACAAAATCAGTAGCACAATCAGTTGGCTCTGAGAATGAACCGGTAATAGATTTATTATAGAAAGGAACATTCTGATCAAAAGGATTAGATTGAACAAAAGCAATCATACACCCGCATAAAAGCCCTTCATCACGCAGCCTTTTACAAGCATCTTGCGCATACATCGAAATAGCTTCTTTTAGATCCGTTAATTCAGTTACACGACCACCAAAAGACCGGCTTGCAACTATTTGCTTTTTTGAGGGTGGGGTGTGCTCGATCTCTATGCATGAAATACCTTGCAGTTCATAGATAGTACGAGCCATGACAATCGAAAACTTTTTCTGCATCTCTCTCGGCTCAGCACAGGCTAGATCTAGCACGGTATTAATACCCATACCTTGCAGGTTTTTTGAGTGCTTACGACCTACACCCCAAATTTCAGATACTTCAATTAGTGAGAAGTAATATTCTTTGTTGCAAGGATCCATATTTACGAGATCGCACACACTGTTAAAGCCAGGGATCTTCTTAGCGATATGATTTGCAATCTTTGATTCTGTTTTACTTCTACCAATTCCGACACAGACAGGAAGGCCAAGCCATTTCCATATTTGTTGGCGCATTTGCTGACCGACTTTTTCTAAATCAAAGTTCTTTTCATAAGCTGTGAAATCAACAAAGCATTCATCTATAGAGTACGGTTCAACTTCTTCTGCAGTTACGTACGAACTCAGAATCTTATGAAAACGCCTCGACATTTCTGCATACATTGCATAGTTGCTTGAAAGTACAATTACATTATGTTTTTGAACTATGTCTTTAATTTGGAATAACGGCACACCCATCTTTATATTTAAAGATTTTGACTCGTTGCTGCGCGCCACGGCGCAGCCATCGTTATTGCTGAGAACAATCACGGGTTTATTGTTCAAACTTGGGTCAAAGACTCTCTCACATGAGACGTACATGTTATTGACGTCAATCAAGAAAAAGACTTTGTTCTCATGTTTCAT